CTTAGGATAAATCCAACACTGTACGCTTCTTTATACCTTGTATCTTACGATAATGGTGTTGGAGAAGTTGTGATCCCAATTGATGACATTGTTACAGTAACTGGAGGAGCTTTAACTGCAAGTAATTTTGTTGTTCAAAGCAACATGGCAAATACTAATCCAGTGGCCTATTCCATATCCTCTCAGTCTATTGTTGGCAGTAACTTAGTTGTTGAATTTAATGCAGTAGAATATTCTGGTAGTACTTGGCAACAACTAGATGATATTTTTACTATGCATATTTTTATAACAGTAAAGGTTTCAGATGGCACTGAATCGTAAATATATAATTATATGCTATAATCTTGAAGAGGTGAAAACATGGCAGTAGAATCAATCGGTAGCTTAATACCAACAAAAATTCCAGGTCTATCAGACCAGGCAGATATTCAGGCTGCGTTTAAAGCCTATCATTATGGTTCATACACATATGACACTGCCGAAACCAATCCAGCAAACCTTGTTAACCCATCAATTGCAAAAACTATATATGATCTACAGCAAAGCACATCTGGAACAGTTACATTAACTGGAACCCAAACCCTTACGAACAAAACATTGACCTCTCCAACCGTGTCAGGGCTTTATCTATCAGATTCTTCTATAGTTATAGAGGGGCCAAGTGCAAACAACTTTGAAACAACACTCACAGTTGAAGACCCTACAGATGATCGTACAATTACTTTTCCAAATGCCACAGGAGATGTTGTTTTACATACCGCATCTCAAACTCTTACAAATAAAACCCTTACAGCCCCTGTAATAAACGTTGCATTTAATGCCCAAACTGGCACATCCTATACTGCAGCTCTTTCTGATAGCGGAAAAATAGTTGAAATACTAAATTCTTCTCCAATTACATTTTATGTTCCAACAAATTCTACAGCCTTCCCAGTTGGCTCACAAATAACTATTTTACAAACTGGTACAGGTCAAATAACAGTGACAGCCACTACTCCTGGAACTACTACTATAAATGCCACACCAGGATCAAAACTTAGAACACAATGGTCTTCTGCTACATTAGTAAAACGTGCAACAGAGTTGTGGGTTCTCATGGGAGACTTAAGTGCATGAATCAACTACTTGGCAATCTTAGTTCTGGTGGGAAGAAACCAACAACCCCCACAATTGGATCTGCCACTGCTGGAAATGGATCTGCAACAATAACTTTTACTCCATCTACCTATATAGGTAAAGGAACCATTACATATACTGCAACTTCGTCCCCAGGATCTATTACTGGCTCATCTGCTACATCTCCAATAACAGTAACAGGTCTTACAAATGGAACAGCATACACTTTTACAGTTACAGGTGATACAAACTATGGCGTTGGGTCAGCCTCATCTGAAAGTAGCAATTCTGCAACTCCTGTAGCACCACCATTCTTTCCACCGTTCTTTCCAGGCTTTGGTCCGTTCTTCCCACCATTCTTCCCATTCTTCCCATTCTTTCCAACGTTTGCATCACCGTTCTTCCCATTCTTCCCACAAGGTTGTCCACCAGAAGGATGTCCTGACGGCCTCATCTGCTTCAACGGCCTATACTGTACATAAGTCTATTTCAATTGCAAAAAAATATGCTCCCAAAAAAAATCAAGGGAGCATATTTTATTATAATATGTTTAAAAAGAAAACTTTTTCATCCATTCCTTTGTTCTTTTTGTGATACCCTTCCAGGCACTCCAGTCATCTCCACCATCACTCATATGGTAGGCAATTTTAGCATTTACAACTGGGTTGAGTAAGTCAGAGTTTGATCTAAGATTAAACTTATCCCTACGGTCAGGACCTAAAGACCCAATCATATTAATTTGAAAAACACCATATGAGCTATCTCCAGTTGTGTGGTCTCCATTAAAGGCTAATGGTCTTCCATTAGACTCTTTTTTAGCTACCGCCCAAGCTTCTTTTAAGTTGTGCCCTTCAAATCCAACAGCCTTAAGCAGAAGATACAAATCTTTGTCTGATAAAGATGTAGCATTTTGATATTTTTTTAAAATTGTTGATTTTTTTTGCTTAGAAACCAAAAAAGCCGACTTGGGGTCGGCAGCGGCAACATTAGCAGATTTACTTAGTAAATTATTATCGTTTGTATTTGTTACACCATTAGCCGAATTGCTTACAGGGGCAATCATGCTAACTAAAGAAAGGATTCCAATCCAAGCCATCTTGTCTCTTCTCATAATATAAACCTCCTAGAGAACAATTGCTACCGTCTGGTAGCATAAACCAAGTATAACATGTTTTTGCCCAAAAAGGCAAATTTATATAATATTTTATTTTATATTGAAAAATATCTATTTGTAAGTGGTATAATGGTAAAATGGCTACAGGATCAACAACAACTTATGATTTACCATATCCTTTATTATCTGACCCAGTAAATGTACACGGAGATATTCAGTCTTTAGCTGAAAGGATTGAGTTAGTCCTTACTGGTTTAGGTCAAAAATATTTTACATATGAAGTCACCAACTCTAGTGGATCTTCTATTACAAAAGCTGATCCAGTTTATATTACTGGATATTCTTCTAAGCCTACCGTTGCAAAATCTAATTCTACTAGTATAAATACTTTTCCAGTTTTTGGATTAGCCCAATCAAATATTGCTAATGGATCTGATGGAGTGATAATAATTTCTGGAGTTTTTGAAGGTACCAGCAGCATACCCTTAAATACCTCATCATATTCTGTTGGGGATATTCTTTATGTTGCATCTGGAGGGGGACTAACAAAGGTTCAACCTACCGCTGGTTCTGGGGCCGTGGGATTAGTTTTAAAGTCTAATGCTTCTTTGGGTGCAATATTATTTGGACAACCAAAGGGTAATGGGACTTGGGGATCATTGAAAGCAGGTTTGGCATAATGGCAATTTATAGAGGTCAAGGCGCATCAACATATGACATTGGTGAAAAACCACCATTTGTTAATTGGACAATAGTAAAGGGCGACACAGCATCTTTTAAGGTTTACCTAACAGATGATGCAAAAACCCCTTTAACTATTGATGACTGGGATATTGAAGTAGAGTTTAAAAGACCTACTACTACAGTTGAGCCTCAAATAATTACAGATACCGCAAGCCTAATTTTTACACTTACACCACAACAAGACCTAGATGATGCTGATGGTGAGTTTAAGGTTAACTTAACTGCTGCACAAACCGCACAGTTAAGAACAAATGATATTTTTGATATTGAATTACGTCTTCCACAGAATACCCTTGTTTGGACAGTTGCTCAAGGGAAGATTATTCTCCTTGAGGATGTTACAAACTAATGGCAACAGTTGTTATAAATAACAATACCCCAGTTTTTACAAAAGCCATTGAAAGAGTTTCTTTTCCCAGTGTAGAAATTACCCAGCCAATTCGGGGGGTAAACATAAACTCAGTCCTACCATTTAGAATTAGACTTACAGCAATACAGATACCAACTTCTATTGGTAATATCCCAGCAATTCCTTTACAGGTTATTGGTTTCTCTAACTATATACTTTGAAATATGTGATATAATTCCTGTATGGCTAAATTATCAATCTCAAGCATCAAGTCTCTGTTTCAAACTGGAGACCGTCCAACTCAAACAAACTATGAGGACTTAATTGACAGTACCTCTGCAAGATCAACAGACCTTGGTTCAGATGGTAACAATGAAGTTACAATAAACGGCATTGAAAACTCAACAATCTTTGATAACTTTTTAGCAAGCGAGTGGAGATCAGTTAAATACATGGTCTCAATTAAAAAGACTTCTGGAGGCGCAAATAAATACTGGGCCACAGAATTAACCATTGTTCCTGACAATACAGATGTAAGCGTCAGTGAATATGGGACAGTAGACAATGATGGGAATATTGGCACCATCTCCGTGTCTAGAGCAGGAGATACAGTTTCACTAACTGTAGTTCCAGTGGGTGGGCAAACACCAATAACCTTGCGCTATTTGCGTATTGGGTTAAAGGCCTAACTAAGGAGATAGCATGGCAACAGTAACAAAAGATTTTAGAGTAAAAGCGGGATTAGTTGTTGAAGGATCAACAGCAACCGTTAATGGAAAGAACATTATCACAGCAGGTGTCGTTGATGCTAAAGGTGATTTGATTGTTGGTAGTGCAGACGATGCAGTAGCACGTTTAGGTATTGGCTCAAATGGTCAAGTACTTACAGCAAACTCAGGTGCAACATACGGCGTTGAGTGGTCAGCCCAAGCAGCAGTTGGTGTATTTGGTACAAGCATTGAGTTTGAAGGATCTACAGCAAATGACTTTGAAACCACACTTGCAGTAACAGACCCAACAGCAGATCGCACAATCACACTCCCAGATGCTTCTGGTACAGTAGCACTTACTTC